CATGTCAAGGCTGGCGGACGGCTTAGAAAACCTATAACGTGGTAACGTCAATCCCACGAAAAAAATGATTGACCCTTAATTTTTGTTCATATCCAGTCATTCTGGAAATTTGATCAATAGTAAAGTCTCTGTATTCATCTAAGAATGAATCCGGCAACAGTAGCTCCATAGCAAACTTATTCGCTTCGATTTCCTTCTTTGAATTTAATAAAAGCGTTTTATTTCTAATAAAGTAACAGTTCTCTTTCCGGTGCAGGAGAGCATGACCAAGCTCATGAGCCATGACCAGACGTTGTTCGTGTTCCGGAAGATTTCTATTAATGAATATGTAGCGGTGATTTTTCAGGAACATGTAGCATCCTTCGAATTGCAGGTTACAGATCTGGTAGAGAATACCAAGCTGATCGGCAATGGCGAAAGGGTCTGATGTTCCTGTTTTTCTTTTATAGTACGAAACGATCTTCTTGATGTCACGATTCAAGCATCTCACCTACTTCTTATATTTCTTTGGCGTGTATTTTTCTTTGTTGATGATCTTCAATCGCTTCAGGGCAATCTCTAACTCATCCCGGAACAGCTCTGCGGCATCTGGGCTGAGCTCTTCACCGTTGTAACTGGCAGGGCCATCTTCACCGGCAGTGAGTTTCTCCATGATGTTGTCCAGGTCTTTGGCGATGTCACGGTTGTCTTTTGAAGTAAGAACGGATTCAGAACTGCTTTCTTTTCCGTTCAGTAGAAATTCAGATGTTACGTCAAGGAAGTCTGCAATCTTTTGAATTTTGTCAGCACTGGGAGTTATATTTTTGAATTTACTTATATAACTTCTTGCAAATCCAAGTTCTTTTTCCAGTCTGTTTATAGAATATCCCTTTGCTTTGGCGGCTTCCTTTACGTTTTCGTAAAGTCCCATAGTAAGTTCCTCCAAATTTTGCGCAATTTACTATTGACATACGCCATATCTTGTGTATAATAAAATTACAAGTTGCGCAAGATATTGCGAAAGTCAAAGATAAAAAATAGCGTTCTATATTATATTGGTCACGCTTTTAATATAGAATATTTTGCGCAATTTGTCAATGAAAAACGCAATATTTTGCGAAAAAAACAAAGGAGGTGCAAAATGCCAATTTATACAAATATAAAGAAAACCTGTAAACAAAAAGGTATTTCGGTAACAAAGCTGGAAGCCGATTTAGGATTTGCGAGAAGTACTATTTATAAATGGGATACACATCAGCCTGGAATAGGGAAACTCAAGAAAGTTTCTGACTACTTAGGAGTAACCATGGAATATCTTTTGTCAGATCAGAAGGAGGCGAGTTGAAAATGCTGATTAATATAAGAGGAAAAACAGAAGTGCTACAGGATCTGGAAAAAGCAAAAAAGCTGATTGATGAAGCTGGAAAGATTCTGTACCACATGCCAACAAAAATTGAATTTGAGGTAGGCGGTACAGAAAAAGAATCAGATGCTATTCGGCCTGATTTAGATAATCAATAATTTCAGAGAACATATAGTGACAATTCCTGGAAAGAGTGTCAAAAAGACTCTGATATTCAGGTGGAATAGAAGGATTATTGATCATTTTTTGAAACTCTGCGGAATAATGGTCAAGATGTTCGCGAAGATCATTGGTTGTGATTTTTTCCATAGAAATCGCTCCTTTCATTTTACTCAGGCATGGCAGTGTCCTGTATATACAGAATAGGAGCGCACCGTCGAAACTGCAAGAAAAAGCGTTCGACAAAGTAGTGAAAATTTTATAAACACAAAAATCAATACATTCATAAGATATAACAGAGGTGATAAACATGAAAGATATTGAATTTATCACAAGAATCCAGGTAAACGGAGAAAAAAGAGAGCTCACAAAAGAAGAAGCGTCGGAGTTGATCCTCCGGCGTGTAAAAGAAGCCCTGGAAGGAATGAACTACGAAAAGACAGCATAAAGGAGGAACACATGACAGCACAGCAGGTAAGCAGATACATAGAGCTGGTAAACAGACGGACACAGATCCTGAACCACAGTGGAGTGGACTGGAAACCGGAATACGGCCTGGAATTGAACCAGATCGAGAAGGAACTTGCAGAGCTCAGCCCTCTGGTGGATGAAGAACATAAGAAAAGAGGCAAGAAATGAAACGAGATGCGATCATATCCCTGTGTATAGCCCTCCCGGTGGCAAATCTGCCGTTCTGGCAGTGGAGAAGCCCGGCAGAGATGCTCCTGATGGTAGGATTGTTCTGGCAGGTGGCGTTTGTGGCCGTGGTCGGGACGGGGTATAAGAAACGAAGATAAAAAATGCCAGCACATAGCAGTGTGCTGGCAAAGGGAAAAATCCCAGATGTAAACGTTCAACATCATCATAGCATCTGGGAGGAGAACAGTCAAGCGGCACGGGTGAAAAGCCCGTATTTATTTTTGGGGTATGAATCCCCTTACAGGCTTGATTAAACGTATTAGAGATAGGACAAGGATTGCTTATGAGGTGTGGATATATAAGATGGATCTGGGACTGTGGGAACACCAGGGAAGTTGAAGAAAAGCATACGGGCAGATATGGAGCCAGGGGACAGAAAAGACAGAAGAGGAGAAAAGCCACTCCGGAAGAGATCGCTAAACAGAACCAATGGAAAAGGGAACGGGATGTCCGCCGTCTGATTAAATGGAATTTCGGAATAGGAGATTACTGGTTCACGCTGACGTACAAGAAAGGCTCACGGCCGCCCTGGAAACAGATGCAGAAAGATATGTCAAAATTCATTCGAAAGCTCCGGGACAAGTATAAAAAATATGGATGGGAGTTGAAGTACATATACCGCTTGGAGATTGGAAAGCAGGGCGGACCCCACGTACATATCCTGGTCAACCGGAAATCAAACAATGAGACAGATACAGGGCTTCTAGTGGAAATGTTATGGAACCATGGCCATGCACAGACGAAGAGAGTATATGACGTAGATTCCGGAGAACTGGCAGAATACATAACCAAGCCGTTAAAAGAACATGAGCCAGAGGACCTGAAACGGTACCACCCATCCAGAAACCTGATCCGCAAGGATCCGGAGAAAGAAGAGATAAAGAAACGGAGCCTGGTGGACAGGCAGGGGATACCGAGAGATCCGAAACCACCAAAGGGATGGGCGATTGTTCCTGGTTCAGTAAAACATGGGAAAAACAAGGTGACAGGCTACGCATACCGGCATTACATACTGGTCAGAACAGGGAATAGAAGGGATTGACATGTGGAAAGTAGACATATATCTGGAGGCAGACAGCAAGGCCCAGAAGAATACAGAGAGAAAATGTGCATATATCCTGGAAACGATTTGCGCCGGCGCAATTAAAACAGCAGAAGGGTTCCAATGTATTTCTGGAACATACCATAGTGCAACCCTTCAAAATCTGGTGGCAGCATTATCGCGGATCAGAAAGACAAGCAATGTCTGCGTCCATACAGAAGATGTTTATGTGGTCTCCCGTATCCGGAAACTTCCGGAAATGGCAGCAGCCAATTGGGAAGATGCCAGAGGCACCAGGATTGGGAACGCAGAACTCTGGAAAAGGATCTGGGAGCTGATAGAAGAGCATCGCTTAACATTAACAGCAAAAGCCGGGAAGCATAGTTACTCAAACTGGCTTCAGGAAGCTATGAAAAAACGAAAGGAGAAGATGTAAATGTTCGAAAGATTTGGAGAGATGAGCAGCTGCAGGGAGATCAACGAGCTTGCAGAGAACCTGCTGAATGAAGGAGATATCCAGAGCCTGAAAGTGATGGCGCAGGAGAATGGCATCCCGGAAGACTATGTTGAGATGTATCAGTCCGGTGATATCCCGTATCTTTGCGATGCTGTGACGGCCGCCATGGGGAAACTGGATGTGGAATGCGGATCTCTGAAACTGGCCGGTCTGATGAATGACTGGGTGGAGTATATCCGTGGGCTCTGTATGGAGGATGAGATGGTCGCACACCAGGTCCGCAAGAAGGGAAAGAGCCTGAAGCAGTGCATCGCAGAGATTTTGAAGTATGCCTTTAAGAACCAGGTGCCTGTGGACAAGGAGATCATAAAGGCTGCAGGAGTCAACGCCGGAAAAGTGACCTTCGGAGACCCAGACATGGGTACTGCAAAAAAACTGATCCGCGATTACTATCTGGGAGGTAGCAGGAAATGAAGAAAAAGGAGATAGAAAAGATCCCATTCCGGGGCGGTGTCAGGGCAGACAAACAGTATCGTAACACAGCAGTTGCATTTTTGCAGGATATCCGTGGAGAGAACCATCTGTTTGTTGAAGTTTACGAAAACAAAAAACAGGAGCTGCAGACCCCGTGGATCCGGATGGTGTTTACCCAGAAGGACTGGGGCTTGTATTATCCGGATGCAGGGGTCTGGTCGGCAGCAGGTCTGGATGAAGAAAGGGAAAAGATCGGCAGTAACTGCAAAAAAAGAGACAACAAGTGTTATATGGCTAGGTCCCAGGGAGATATGGTGTGGAAGTTTACTGGAGATACGTGGGAACGGAAATACACCACCTGGGTAGGTGCCCTGCAGAGCCTGATCTATAACATCAAAGCGCAAAGAGTCCAGAAAAGGGAAGACAAACGTGCGGACAGGCTTAAAGAACGGGAACAGAACACCCCGCCGCTTCCGAAAGGACTGGAAGACTGGGCGAAAAAAACAGGTATCGGAACAGAACACTTCCTGTACTACAAGCGTCATGGAAGATATGCGGATATAACCTGCTCTGCATGCGGACAGGTGACGGAGGCAGCGGTCAGAAGAAAAGACACCTACGAGGGACAGTTTGAAAAGATAATCCCGGTCCCGCAACATGATTCGGTGGGAACGTGCCCTCATTGTGGTGCTACAGGTATATATAAAGCCCAGGGAAAGACCAAAGGAGTATGGGGGCATGGGATGAACTGCTTTATTGCACAGAGATATAAGGACGATGGAGCAGTGATTCCTGGACAGGACAGTATCGATCAGCATCCGGAATATATGCCGGAACCGGTGCAAGAACCAGATATCCCGAAGAAACCAGAAGATTCTGTACCGGGGATCCATAAAGAAGAACAGAAGTCCGACCCAGTACCGGAAAACAATGAAACTATTCCGGAAGCTATTCCGGAAAAAGCAATAACCCGGAAAGAATATCTTGAAACGCTCACATTATACGGCTGGGCGGATTACGTGGCAGCAGCAATGCGGACCTTTGGAAGCATACCATTCTCCAGGTTACGAGAGATCAGCTTCTGGGAAGAATGGCTGCGTGGAAAAGTGGACAAAAAAGGACGTCCATGGATTGAGTAAAGGGTGTTTTTGAAAATCCAAATATATCACAACTACATAAGGGGAGGCCCTGACCTCCCCGGGAAGGGGCAGAAATGTTATTTCCAAAACAAAAAAGTAAGAAAAAGAGAATGCGCCATCCAGCCAGCATCCTGCATGACAAGAGCAGCCGGACCTGCTATCTCTGTGTTGCGCTTCACGATAACTGGAATGAACACAGGATCCTTGATGAGCATCATGTGTTCGGAGGACCAAACCGGAAGAACTCCGAGGAATATGGTCTGAAAGTATACCTGTGCAATGATCATCACATCTACGGCCCGGAGGCTGTACACAACAACGCCCGGATCCGGCATGAGATGCAGCGCATGGCACAGAGAGAATTTGAAAAGAGATATGATCACGCAAAATTTATGGAAGTGTTCGGACGAAACTTTTTAGGTCCGTCAGGAGAGAATGATGAAGAAATGGTCAGAACTGACAGAAAGAGAGATTAATCATAACAAAAAGAAACATTGCGAGAAATGCCTGTATTTTTCCAGAGGCGGAGACACAAACACGACTGGTTCCAGGTTCTGCGAATATCTTTTGATCACAGGTCACCCAAGGGGCTGCAGTCCGATGGAATGTAAAGAAAAAGAGATTTTCACACCCAGGCCAAAAGGCCAGCGCCGGGTAAACAGAGCAATCAGGATATCGTAAGGAGGAAAGGTATGAAGACATGCAAAAACTGTATCGATAACGACGATGGTCTTTGTGATCGTAAAGGAATCCTTGTAGAAGACGGAGACCACTGTGACCGGTATCGGAAGGCAGAGAAACCCAGAATGAAGAAACATGAAAAGAAGTTGGACATTACTCCAGAGCTGGCACTGGCAGCATACAACACACTGATCCAGTTCTGTAGAAGCCAGCCGGCCAGTGAAGATGGAACCTGCAGTAACTGCATCCTGTACCAGCACTGCCCAGGTACATCAAATCTTCCTCCAGAAGACTGGCAGGAGATACACTATCCGTATTTGACAGGAAACACGATTCACTACATAAAGGCTGGTAAAGTCAAGCAAATCATATTTTCTAGCCGAGAGGATGCAGAAGAAAGACTTGCGGAAATGAAAGAAGGTGTGAAATGAGCTACAAGAACAATGAAGGTTATCCAGATCCGACAGCTGGTAAGGCAGTCCAGGCAGCAGGCCGGATGCCGACATACATCTATAATGTCAGCTGCGCCTTAAATGCTGTGGCGGGGCTCCATGGACTGGAAATCATGGGCCTGAGAGATAAGAAAACGGGAAAAGAATGGCCACAGAGGAGGTGAGAACAATGTGGGTAATATTTCTTGGTTCCGGTATGGTGTTCGGAATCGCAGCCCTGGTGCTGGCCTGGATTGGAAGCAGAGTGATCCTGTCGATCAGGCGGCAGCAGAAGAAATTCGAGATTGAAGATGAAACATATAACAAAGTAAAAGAAGCTATCAAAGAAAAGGAGAACAAAAATGAAAAGTAAGATTATTATCGGAATCGTGGCAGCAGTAGCAGTTCTTGGCGGAGGATACACTGTATCAAGAATGGATTTTATCGGCACAGGTAAAGTTGGTATCGTCTACAACTATAAAGATGGAGTACAGGACACAGTACTCACCACGGGAATGCATTTTATCGCACCGATGAACAAAGTAAAAGAATTCAGTACCAGCAATGAGATCCTCGTTCTCACAAAGGACAAAAGGGATGGCAGTAAAGAGGATGATTCTTTCAAAGTAGCCACATCAGACGATGCCAGCATTACAGTATCTTTCCAGATGAGTTACCGATACGATCCAGATACAGTGATTGATACATACAAACGTTTCAAGGGAATGGACGGGGAAGATATTATCGAAAACCGTGTCAAAACTGTTTTGAAGTCAAAGATTTCTGAGGTTACAACCGATTATTCAATGATGGACATCTATTCCGGAAACAGATCTGAGCTGAATAACGCTATCACGGAATATCTTAACAAAGATTTTCATAAAAAATACGGCATTGAAGTCCTGGATGCTTCCATCGTGGACGTGCATCCGGATAAAAAGCTGAAACAGGCCATTGATAATCGTGTTACTGCCCTGCAGGAAAAACAGCAGGCGCAGGCAGAGCAGGAAAAAGTAAAAGTCCAGAAGGAAACAGAGAAGCTCCAGGCAGAAGCGGACGCTCAGATCGAACTGACCAAGGCAGAGGCAGACGCAAAGAAAGCTAAGGTTAAAGCAGCAGCTGAAGCAGAAAACACAAAAACCAAGGCAAAAGCACAGGCAGAGGCTAATAAAGAACTCAGTGCATCCATTACAGATGAATTGATCAAAATGAAGGAAGCAGAAGCACATTACAAAAATGGCTGGGTTACAGTCCAGGGAGCCGATGCCGTGATCGCGGATAAATAAAAGAAATGCAGAGAAAGCCGGGAACGTGTATGCTCCCGACTAAAAGCATCGAAAGGGGAGGATACCAGTGGAAACAGAAATCCAGAAAGAAAACGAAGAGAAAAAAGAATATCTGAAATCCTATCGAAGAGCAGTGAAGAGAGAAAAAGATATCCTTGACGAGATCCAGAGACTGAGGGCAGACAAGATGTTCCCTGCCGTGGCCAATGACGGGATGCCAAAAGGCAGCAACCAGTCCGATCTGTCAGACTACATAGCTATTCTGGATGAGCAGATCGAGCTCCTGAAGGTAGAACGCCTGGAAAAAGCCAGATGTTATCAGAAGATTGAAAGGCAAATCAAACAGATGGAAAATGAGGATGAACAGGAAGTGCTGAGATTGAGATATATAACAGGACTGAAATGGGAGGAAGTAGCCTTGAAGATGAATTATAGCTGGAAATGGATACATAAGATTCATGGTCGAGCATTACAAAATTTTAAAATCTGAAAAGAGTACATGGAAGTACACACAATATCTGTGTTATTATTACAATGGATTTCAGGAAAAATAAATGAAATCCTCCTTTCGCAAATTCCACTGTCAACCCACAGACAGTGGTTTCGGAACGTAGCTCAGGTGGAAGAGCGCACTACAAAAGTGAGGTCGCAGGTTCGAATCCTGCCATTCCGATCAGATATACCCATATCTGGCCAATAGCACACCTCTGTAAAGCATCTGACATTATGTTAGGTGCTTTTATGATATTACTTGACATATGGTGCACCATATTGTATAATATAAATATAAGGAGGTGAGAAACAGATGAGTAACAAGAACCGGAAGCATCCGGAAAAGAAAAAGTCCGATATCGACTTAAAGAGCTGGCTACTCGGAGCGATAACGGACTTGGTCATCGGAATCATTCTACTGATTCTCGATAAGCTATTAAATTAGCAGAGAGGGGCGAAAGCCCTTCTCTTAAACAAAATATAACACAATAACTCATCTGTGTAAAGTATGCTGTGGAAACTGGGAATATTCTTTGTAGCGATCGGTTTAGCCAAATTGGTGTATTATCTCATCCGGAAACGGAGGGATAACAGTGCCAACAGGTAATCCGAAGCCACAGACGGTAGCGTCAAAGAAATATCAGGACAAAGCCGGATGGATATCAAAGAGCTATAAACTGAAACGGGATATAGCAGAACAATACGCCGAAGCCTGCAGGAAAGCAAACGTCAGCCAGGCAGGACAACTAATGAAAATGATGAAAGAATTTACAGACAAAATGAACGAAGAGCACTCGGAATGATCCGGGTGCTCTTTGCTGTTGAAGAAGAATGACAGAACAGGAAAAAGAATTTACGCGCTGGTGCGTGGAGAACGACATACATAGATTCTACACGTGGACACGATGGAAACAGATCCGGAAGCAGGTATTGAAGATGGATCACAGTGAGTGTCAGAGATGCAGAGAACATCACAAATACACACCGGCAACGACCGTGCATCACGTGAACTACGTGAGGAAACATCCGGATATGGCACTGGAGATATGGTATGAGTGGCATGGTGTACGGAAAAGGAACCTGGTCAGTCTGTGTCACGACTGCCATGAGGCAGTGCATGGATACAGGAAACCAGAGAAGAAAGAAACTCTGACAGAGGAAAGGTGGGATTGATATGGCAAGGACAAGCGATGCAGCAGATTATATGGTTACACAATGCCAGGCGTGTGGAATGCTGAATGTGATACCGAGAGAGTATCAAGACGGTCAAGTGTGCGCGAATTGTTCCGGAGGGCCATTGATGCCCGTGGGATACGCAATACTACAGGAGAGACCAACGAGCAGAATCACGGTGCAGGTAGATGTGGAACGTGACCAGTTAGACAGATTGATTGATGATGCAGCAGCAGTCAATGACACTGTGGACAAAATCGCTCAGAAGATAGGGAAAATAAAAGAGGGACAACATGAAGCAGGAACAGATCATCGAATGCGGAGGACAAAAGATAAAGGTATTCAACTGTGATCCGGAAAAGAATACGCAATGTGACAAAGAGTTCTGTGTGCATAATATAAATGCAATAGACGGGCTGTGCGATCACACAACGAATCCGGATTTTGCTCTGGAAAGTGGACAGAAAGCACAGAAAAAAGCGTATACCCCCGGTCGAAAAAATTAGCGTTTTAATTTCAACTACGGAGACCGGTGGGAGGCCTCGACAACGCCGAGAAAGTTCGCACATGATAAAAAATAAAAAATAGGGGGCGGGAATATGGCGCAAAAAAAATCGGATATATTAGAAAGTTTAATTTCTCAGCTTGAGAAAAAACAGGCTGATATTTCATGCTTTTTGGACCTCATAGATGACTATATGGCCCTCTACGATATCAAGAAAAAGCTAAAAACAGACATAAAAAAGAGAGGAGTATCCTATGAGGCACAATCTGCATCCGGCAAGGCCACCATCATAAAACAAAATCAATCCGTCAAAGATCTGGTGGCCGTAAATAAGCAAATGCTTATGATATTGGACAAGCTTGGTCTAACCACGGAGAAAACCATAAGGGATGACGATGATGACAAACTGTGATCCACGAATAGAAGCCTACATGGAGGCAGTGGAGACAGGAAAAGTGGAGGCGTCCAAAGATGTCAAGGCACTGATGAAACATGTCAGAAAGTGTTTTGAGACGGAGGACATCTATGTGGACCAGCAGCAGCTGACGGACTACCTGGGACTGGCACGATATTTCCCGTATGATGAGGTTTTTCCGTGGCAGCAGTTCGTGATTGGACTGCATGACTGCACGTACTGGCGGGAGAATGGACGACCAAGGTGGCCGGATCTGTTCTGCCTGATTGGGCGAGGTGCGGGAAAAGACGGAACAATAGCGCTGGAATCAACGGCACTGGCATCCGAATACAACGGAATCAGAGAGTATGACGTTGATATCTGTGCGAACAATGAGGATCAGGCTTTACGGCCGGTGCAGGATATCGTTGGAGCATTCGAGCAGCCGAAGTGGCTCAAAAAGCTCCAGCGATTTTTTAAGTGGACAAGGGAGAAAGTGGTCTGCAAGAGCACAAGGTCAACAATAAAGGGACATACAAACAATCCGGGCGGAAAAGATGGTCTCCGCTCCGGAATGGTAGTGCTCAATGAGATTCATCAGTATCAAGACTATAAGAATATCAATGTATTTACGACCGGCCTGGGAAAGAAGAAACACCCACGCCGGTCATATTACACTACACAGGGAGATGTCAGGGAGGGACCGCTGGATGATCTGCTGGAGACAGCAGAGGGAATCCTGTTCGGAGGAGAACCGGACAACGGACTACTGCCGTTTATCTGCCGGCTGGACAGCAAGGCAGAGGTACACGATGAGAAGAACTGGGAAAAGGCAAACCCATCGTTGAGATACCTACCGGATCTCATGGAGGAGATCCGGAAAGAATACAGAGACTGGTTGAAACG